CCATAGTCTTTTTTTGCTTTTTCTATTCTTTGTTTTCTACTTTTTTCGCTTGTGGGTTTGGCTTTTAGTTTTTTTGTACGTTCGACAAATCCCAACCAATTTTCTAACAACCGTTTTTTATCAACTTCTTTCATATCCTCCTCCAGTTATGTGTAGAATAAAATCAGAATAGATACCCTGTACAAGGTTTGCAATAGTTGTTTCTTGTGTTTCGTGCAAGAACAAAATAAACTCCTGTCCGACGGTCTCAAAATGTACGGCTGGTATTTTATCTTCTAACTTTCGTATAGAGGAGGCTATTTTTGAAACTCTGTCTTCGTCGAAATTTTCTTGGCTTGTCAGTTTGGCAAGTTGTCCATACATATTCAAGACGATTTGAAAGCGTTGTTCGGCAATGCTTTTTTGTTTTGTTTTGGCTTCGTCCCAATTCCCTTTTTCTCTCCATTTGGAGATGGTGTTTTCTGTAACCCCAAACTTTTCGGCAAGTTCTTTACCAGTTAGATTAGCATTTATGAAAAGTATTTTAGCAATATCTTGTTTATCCATTTGTAAAACCGTTTAATTACTGTTTAATTTCGTTTAGAATGCAAAATTATTTTGCAGTTGATAAAATGGATAGCTAAGAAATTGAAACGCTTAAAGGCGTGTTTATTGCGTTTTCTAATTTTGTTAGTTTTTGCTCAATTTCTATTCTGATTTTATATTCTTCTTCGGCAATTTCTAAAAGATACAGAAGTATTTTATTATCCTGTGTTCTGCCAGATGAAATGGAATATATTTTTTCAGGAGAACATTCAAACTTACTCGCTGCTACTTTTGCGTATCCACGAGGTAATAGTTCTCTTAAATTGATTTTTTGTAGAAAATCAGTAAAGTTTAATTCCATAACTAGTATCATTTGCTAACAAATTTAGGTAAGTAAGTAAAGTTTAGCTAATCCAATACGTTTTTATACAGTTTTATACTAAAAAAATAAGCAATTTACGAATTTTATACGGTTTTGTAAATAAAAATACGGAAGTAATCCCTTTACTTTGCTATATCAATTAGTAGTTAGATGATTAGGAGCGAGGGATTAGGGGTTAGGGACGAGGGATTAGGAGCGAGGGACGAGGGATTAGGGATTAGGAAATACACGTCCCACGTCCCACACAACACGTCCCACACAACACATTCCACACAACACATTCCACACAACACGTCCCTCGTAACACAAAAAACGCATAAATGAAAAAACTAATTCTTTCGGATGAATCTATTAACTCGTATGGTTATCGTGTTCTAACAAAAGGCATTGATTTAAGTGCTTACAAAAAAAACCCTGTTGTATTGTATAATCACAATCGTTATCAAGGATTGGTAGGAAAGGGAGTTGATGTTGGTATTGTTGTTAATCAGTTGGTAGCAAAGGAAATCGAATTTTACGAAGGAAATGAGTACGCTGCTGATATAAAAAGAAAGTACGAACAGGGTTTTCTAAATGCTTTTTCAATCGGTATTCAAATCTTAGAAACGTCAGACGACCCGAAGGATTTATTAAAAGGGCAGCGTTATGCAACGGTTACTAAATCGAAGTTGGTAGAATTTTCTATTGTAGAAATGCCAAGCAACTCAAACGCTGTTCGTTTGTACGATGAGAATATGCAAGAACTTAGTATTTCGGACTTAACTATTTTATCTAACCCACTAGAAACGGTAGATTTAGCTTTACCAAAAAAAGTAGAAGAACAAAACAAAAATTTAATTTCAATGAAAAATTTACTTCAAAAATTAGGTTTAGCAGACAATGCTACCGAAGAACAAGCCATTGAAGCACTTGTAAAACTTCAAAACCAAACTAAAACACTTTCCGAAGGCATTGCAAAAGTGTGTAAAAAATTAGGTGCATTTGAAAACGAACCTGAAAAAGAACAGGCGTTTCAAAAACTGGCAGCTTCGGACTTAGATAGTGCTTTAGTATTTCTTTCTGCACCTGCAAAAAAAGAAGAAGCTAAAAAGGAACAATCAACTACCGAGCAAGTGTCTTTATCAGATGTTCTAAAGTCTTTCCAAGGTTTGTCGCAAGAAAAACCAAAGGAAGAGCCAAAAAAGGGTTCTTACGAGCATTATATGCAGTCCATTAAGAAGTAAGCAATTACAAATTACAAATTTAAAAAAAAATATTCACTGGTAACTGATAACTGGTTACTGATAACTGAAAATAAATTATGCCATTAAATGTAGAATACTTTTCAGACCGAATTGCTGAAGAACTTTTTAGTGATGACGAACTAATCACAAGAGGTAATGACGATAGTATTTGGGTAGAGGGAACGGCAGTAAACAAACCACAGTCGGGAAGTGGTATTGTAGTCGTAAAAGATAGAAATACCTACCCTGCGACCGCAGTGCGTAGAACGGATGCAAACTTACGCTATACCCTGCACGAGTTTACAACAAACCCAAGTCATATTCCTGATGCTGAAGAATCAGTTACAAATTATAATAAAGCCGTTTCTATCATTGGACAACATACCAAAACGATAAGAGAACAAATCGGTGATTATGTTTTGACTGAATGGGCAGGGGGTGCAGTCTTTCGTACAAGTGGGGCTGCTGATGACAATGGTAAATCGCAAATTGTAATCTCTGATATCATCGATGTTGCAAAGCGTTTTGATATAGATAAAGTGCCGATGAAAGATAGGTTCTTGGTAATGACACCTACTTTATATTATCAGCTTTTCGGAATTGATGCTTTAATCAAAATGGATGTAATGGGCAAAACTAGTCTTCCTACTGGTGTTGTGAATCAGCTTTTAGGGTTTAATATTTTGATGCGCCCAAGAACTGTAATTTATACCAATGCAGTTACTCCTCTAAAAGTTGCTTACGATACTGCAAAAGGAGCAGAAGACAACGAAGGAATCATTGCTTTTCAAAAGGAAATGGTTTGTTACGCAAAAGGCGAAATCAAACTATTTGAAAATGTAGATGATGCGCTTTACTATGGTAGTGTTTATTCTACTTTGGTTCGTTTGGGAGCTGCAAAGGAACGCACAGATGAAAAGGGAGTTGCTGTTATCCTTCAAAAAGATGCAGCCTAATTAATTAATAATGGATAATTGAAAATTAATAATTATCCATTTTCAATTTTCAATTATCCATTGACATGAAAGAAGCCTTAGAATTTATCGGTTTTGGAAATTTGCTTACTATGCTTTTGGTTTTGTTCAATATGATTTGGCATTACTCAAAAGTAGACCATCGGATTACCAATTTGGAAAAGCAAACTGACGAACAGAAAGCAAAACATTCTGAAAACGATACTGAAAAAAAAACGATTTTGTCAGAATTGCAAAAGATACGAGAATGGCAAATTCAACGAGACGCCAAAGACAGTGTTATTAGTGATTTTACAAAGTCAAATCAAGACATTATTGAGGCAATTAAAAGCCTTAAAAAGTAAATTTTCAATCTGTATTTATTTAGTATTCATTTATTCATCAAATAACTTTCAACCGTTATGAAAAATTTTCTTGTAAAATATGTATTCGGATTTATTACTGCTCTTATCGCCTCTGTCGGTGATACGATTGCAGAAAATGCAAACTTGTTTGTCAATATTGTTAAGGATATTGGCTTGGCTCTTATTGATGGTAACCCAGATAATAAAGCACAATTAAAAGCTATTATCAAAAAATATCGACCACAACTGATTGAGCTTTTGTTTGGGCTTTTGAGAGAGGAAGCTGAGGAGCATCTCGCTGCAAAAGGTGCAAGTTTGGGCGAAATGGAAAAACAAATGATTTTGGCACAACCCGAAATTATGGCACTCACTAGGAACGAATACACAAAAGAAAATCCCAACTTTCAGACTATGTTAGAAACCGTTTTAACAGAAAAAAAAAGTACGGAATATCCTTATCTAGTGGGGTTGACAGTTCCGATAGTTTAGAGCGAATAGGGACGAGGGACGAGGAAATAGGGACGAGTAATCACAACCCACATTCCACGCCTCACGCCCCTATCAACAAAACACGCATTGAAAACATCATGGTGCATTGTGCAGCTTCAACCCCAAATGCGACAGCGCAGGATATACAAGCGTATTTCTTGCGTTCGGTTGCAAAAGGAGGTAGAGGTTGGTCTAAAGGTGGTTATGCAATGATTATAGAATGGGACGGAAAAGCCGTAAACCTATATGATGATGAATTTCCTACCAATGGCGTAAAGGCGTATAAAGGAATTTCTAATTCTAACACGTTGCACATTTGTGTAACTGGAGGCAGAACAGAAGGCGAAATTAGTGCAGCTCAAAAAGCAACATTAACAAAGTTACTTTTGAACAAAGTGGAAAAATACCCACACGCAAAAGTATTAGGTCATAATCAAGTTGCCGTTAAAGCCTGTCCAAATTTTGATGCAAGGCGTTTTGCTAAAGGCATTGGAATAGAAGACAAAAATATATTTTGGGAGGATTATTACGAAATAGCTACTAAAATGAAAAGTTAAGGAAATAGGAAATGGAGATTGGGGAATGGGTAATTTCCCAATCCCTAATCCCTAATTCCCAATCCCTAATACGATGATTAAAGAACTCTATAAAGCCCTCTCTGAAAGACTAGCAACGATTACGGAAATAAAGTCTATTGACTTATTCCGTAATCAATTTCAGACTTGGAAAGATGAAACGGTTTACGAATTTCCTTTAGCGTTTTTGAAGTTTGATTGTGATTTTCAGAACCGAACCCAAAACACACAAACAGGAACGGCACGCATAAAAGTCTATGTAGCGACTTCGTTTATGGGAGATACACGAGAAGGTAGTGCAACGCAAGATACAGGTTTACAATGTTTTGATATTGCACAACTTGTTCACGAAGCATTACAAGGATTTCAAGGCGAGTTTTTTAGTGCTTTAAGTCGTACCAATTTGAATCAAGATGAAAGCCCTAATTCTAGTTATACTATTGTACAAGACTATGAATGTGAGTTTATAGATATAAGTACAAGTATTGCAAAAGATAGAATTCCTGTAAATCCAGACTTATTATTAAATACAACAACAACACCAGTACGAAGTATCAGAATTGACAATCCAAACAGCTGATAACTTGTACAGACGCACAGACGTGCGTTTAATAAATAACTGACTTATGGCAGAAATTATTTTTGAAAGAACAGACGGAAATTTAGGACGTTTGCCAGCAAGTGAAGATGCTACTTCGGGTCTATTGATTTACGATTTAGACACCACAGAAACACGAATTGTAACTACCAACGTAAAAGATGCCGAAACACAATTAGGCCCTACACTTTGGGAAAAATACAAACAATTCGTAATTGATTTC